TTGCACGGACGATTGCAGGTGCAGTAGAGTTCATTGAAGACCCTAAGAATGTTGCTGCTATGAAGAAAGAATTAAACGCATATATCAGAGAAGATAGAGAAATAGTAGCAGAAGAGTTTGAGAACACTAACCTAGTAAGATTCTGGCAGTTGATAATACAAATCAAAGAGCAATTTATGGATAATTGTAATACAAACTCTTCTGAGATGAAAGCATCACTTAACGGTGAAGATTTCGATGGCGAAGGTTATGTTTTATCTGATGAATTACAGACAATTAAACTCATAAACCGTAGAGAGTTTAGTTATCACAATTTCATAAAGAATGCATGACTAAGTATAAACAATTCGTGTGACAGTCCCCCAACTGTCCACGGGCGGCTGGAATTTTCGTCATGCCCTCGTTATCCTACACGGTAGCGGGTGCAGTGTTCGTGGTTCGTGTGCCAATTCGTAAACTGGTCTAAGGTCTATTGAATTATGCCCCAAAATGCCTTATATTAAGAGCATGAACAAATTCAACTACTCTTTCACCTCTTCTGAGGATAACGCACTCGTCGATCTAATCGCATTCGTTGAGGACATGGGTTTACCCGAAGGCATCGACCACGCTGCCTACGAGTCACTAAGTAATAAGATCCTCGACAATATTCAGTGATCTTCGTTATCATTTAACAGGGTGTAATCGCCATTCGTTCGTGTTTTGCAGTTCGTGGCGATTATGCCCCTTAATTATTAATTTCGCTGACTCCCCTAGACTACAAAGTGTTACGGATGAGAAATAAAAATTTTCTGATAAGTAAAAAAATTCCCCAGACTATATAATTTTGAAAAAGGTTGAAAGGAATCCTGCTATGCAAAAAAAATTCGGGCATGAAAAAACCTCCATAGAGATTGACAATATCACAGGAGAGTACTATACTATAATACCTGAATGGGTTATGCACGATCAGGATTGGTTTGAGGGCACAAAGATTAATTGGGCACTTGAAATCGATGAAGTTATTATCACGGAAGACGAAGACGATGAGTAAAACGTATCACGTATACTTAAACGAGAGATGTCTCTTCAAGAATCTAGATGAATCGGAGTTTAAGGTTATATGGGGTAGACTATATCATTCTTACTGGGATGGGTTAACATATTCAGAAGTTGAAGAAAAGGAAAATGAGAAATATATCGAAGCATCTTATTAAACATTATAATGATCCTTTTCCATATACAATTATGGATGGTTGTTATAATGAAGAGGAATTAGATATTATATTAAAAGAGTTTGAGAACATATATGATAAGAAGATGATGTTACCTCCTTGGGGTACTGCTGCTGCAATGGTCAAGGGGAATTTCTTAAAGCGTAATATAGGTGCTTTTATACATCCGAATGCACCATCAGAGTTTCCGAAGTTATTATGTGATATATCTAATCCTAGATTAATACAAGAACATCCACATTGGTTTTATAATAAGTGTAAGATCTGTGCTGGTAATATGTTAATCTCTTATTATGATGATGGAGATTATTATAAGTCACACTATGATTCTGCTACTATTAGTACATTAACTTGGTTTTATAAACAACCTAAACGTTTTAGTGGTGGAGAACTTCGATTTAAAGATTATGATCTTATTATAGAAGCAAAACATAATCGTACTCTTATCTTTCCTAGTTTACATTACCATGAAGTTTTACCAGTTAAAATGGAGAAAGGATATGAAAATAAAGGTTATGGTAGATATGTTATTAGTCAATTTTTAAATAATGTAGAGGTAGCAGGAAGAGGAAGAAGGAAAGGACAAACAATGTTTGAGAGAGATTTTCATCATTTATTAACGAGTGATGTAAAGTTTACCGACGTATTAGCACTTGAAAAAGACGATTGACTTTTGCTATATAAACTGATATAATTGAAGTGTAATTAAAAGACGTTATGGCAAAAGGATTTACTGTAAAAGCAAAATCACCAGTTGCAGCAAAAGCAAAGAAAGCACCTGAATGGGATTTTGATCAAGCAAGGCAGATGATTAAAGGTAAAAGCATAGTCTTTTGCTTACCAGGAAGAGGAGTATCATACACATACTTAAAGAACTTTGTACAGTTATGTTTTGATATTGTACAGAATGGTGGACAGATACAGATATCACAAGATTATAGTTCTATGGTGAACTTTGCTAGATGTAAGTGTCTAGGTGCTAATGTTCTACGTGGACCTGATCAATTACCTTGGGATGGTAAATTAAAGTATGATTATCAACTATGGATTGATTCTGATATCGTTTTTAATACAGAAGCATTTTATAAGTTAATACTATTAGATAAGGATATAGCATCTGGTTGGTATTGTACTGAGGATGGTCAGACTAGTTCTGTTGCACATTGGATGGATGAGGATGACTTCCGTAAGAATGGTGGAGTTATGAATCATGAAACCTTAGAAACTATGTCTAAGCGTAAGAAACCATTCACTGTTGACTATGCTGGATTTGGTTGGTTACTTATTAAGAATGGTGTATGGGAACATGAAGAAATGAAGTATCCTTGGTTTGCTCCTAAGATGCAAGTCTTTGAATCTGGTGAAGTACAGGATATGTGTGGAGAAGACGTATCATTCTGTCTAGATGCAATTGCTGCTGGATTCGAAATATGGTGTGATCCTCGTGTTAGGGTTGGGCATGAAAAGACAAGAATTATATAGAGTTATTGTAAATGGTAGAGTCTTCATGGAAGATTTGAACCAATTCGAATACTTCGATCTTATGGAGGATCTGTCAATAGAGTTTTATCAGACAGGTACTCCACATCCAGACGACATTATTACTGAAACTTATTTGGAGGAATAAGCAAAATGGCTGCAAAGCAAACACTAACTGTCGAAAAGGTAGTTAGTTATATTAAGGAGAAGTGGATAGTCTTTGGAGCAAGTGCTCTGACTATCTTTATCCTTCAACTACTGTCAACTAAGGTATTACTATCAGTTATACTAGGTCTATTAGTTGCAGCATTAATACCTTCTGAAACTGTTAAGAAGGTTACTAAGAAACTTACCAAAGATTAATTATGGCAAAATCCAAAAGTGGCTCGTGGGGAACGGTTGTACTGGAAACAGTCCCGAAAAAAACTCGTCAAGGAACGGGAAAACATACCAAATATGCTGCAACCTCCCGTAACTCGGCTCGCAAAAAGTACCGTGGACAAGGGCGTTAATTAAAATTACTTAAAACAAGTATAAATAGATTCAAATAACTATTGACCTAAATGGCAATACAACGGATATCACGGAGTTTTAAAGATATTAGTCTATCTTTTTCTCCTCATCCTGTTACAAAAGATCTACCTATACTTAAGAACGAGAATGCTATTGTTCGTTCAGTTAGGAATCTAGTGCAAACTATTCCTACTGAGCGATTTTTTAATTCTAACATTGGTTCTAATGTACAAGATAGTTTATTCGGTTTTGTTGATTATGGTACTGCTTCATTAATAGAGGATCAAATTTTAAGTGTAGTTACTAATTTTGAACCAAGAGTAGAGAATTTACAAGTTGAAGTAGAACCACAAATGGATAATAACAGTTTTGGTGTTATTATACGTTTTGATGTTGTTGGTCAAGAGTTCCCAACCCAAGAATTCGCCTTTTTGCTAGAAACAACAAGATAATATGCCTTTTACTAAATTTACCAACCTTGATTTCGATCAAATAAAGACTTCCATTAAGGATTACCTACGGGCAAATTCGAACTTTTCGGACTTTGACTTTGAAGGTAGTAACTTTTCAGTTCTTATTGATACATTAGCATATAATACTTACATAACAGCATTCAACTCTAACATGACTGTGAATGAATCCTTCTTGGATTCTGCCACTCTTAGAGAGAATGTAGTATCTCTTGCACGTAATATAGGGTATGTACCCCGTTCTCGTGCTGCTGCAAAGGCAGAAGTCTCATTTAGTGTCACAATTAACGATCAACAGACTTCTACGCTAGATTTAGAGGCAGGATTGGTCTGTGTTGGTAGTGCAAATGACTCAAATTTCATATTTTCTATACCAGAACGTGTAGTAACTACCGTAGATTCAAATAGAAATGCAGATTTTAACAATATTACAGTCTATCAGGGCACATTTTTACAAAAATCCTTCATTGTAGACGGATCTTTGGATCAAAAATTCATTTTAGACAACTCTTACATCGATTCTTCAACAATTATAGTTAGAATTCGTGATTCTGTTAATGATGTATCAGAAGGAAGGCAATATCAGGTCGCAGATAACATTTTAAACGTAGATTCTACCTCAGAAATCTACTTAATTCAGGAAGTACAGGACGAAAAGTATGAATTACTCTTTGGAGACGGCTATTTTGGTAAAAAATTACTCACTGGGAACGTTAT